CCTTATGCGAACCCTTATAGCGGTTGAGGTTGTTGAGAATGTTCTCAACTTTTGTCTCATTTTTGAGACTAGGGCACAAGCGGACCGCTGCTTAATGCGCCAAAACTGCCCTTGGGCAAGCCTTGTGGCACCGGCCTTGTCGGCTCCGCTGCCTGGCTCAGCATACCAGCGCGAGCGCCGTCAAACCCTGTTGCCTGTACCGGTGCCTTGTCCGGTTTGGCCGGATCAAAAGCACCGTTTTCCACGTAGTTAAGACAAGCTTCAGCGGAAATCATCGCTCTTGTGCCTTGTTGCGTGTTGCAGCGACAGCCGTAGACCTCAATCACATCTTGCATGCCTTTGCGCACTTTGCGCCAGCCCATGCTCAAGCGGTTGCCCGCCCGTTCCAAGGCTTTGACGTCGGTAGTCGCCATGCAAGACAGCTTGGGGTAAGTCACCGGTTGCGTCACCTCATCATAGAGCGGTGCAGAGCTTGGCACGTCCGGCAGTCTTGGCGTGCGTAACGCCAAGTACTCTTCCAGCGTGAGCGGTTCACGGCCTCGCGGGTCATCACTGCTCAAAAAACCACCGTCTGAAGGCGCCTGTTTTTCAGCGCTGTGCGGGGGTTCGTTAACCTCTTGCGCTCGCTGCGCGGTCTCTGTCGGCGGCACCATGCGTTTTTTGTAAAAGTTGTAACCACCCACAAGCAAGATCAGCACGCAAGCGATCAACCACCAGAGCGCTTTAGGAGCTTTAAAGCGCATATGGTGTTCGCTGCCCTTGGCAACGGATTGGTAAACATCAAAATATTTTTTATCCAGCAGTACGCGGCTCGCCTCGCCTTCTTGGAAATGGTTTTTACGCTCGACATCCGGATTGACCCGCTCAAACTCCCAGCGTTTGGTGACTTTGCCTTTATGTCCGCGGACATAGTGGATATGCGAGTTGCAGAGCTTTCTAAAGTGGTGGTCAATCAGTCCAGGGCTTTGCGTGATGCAGTGCAATTCATGGCCTTTGTGGCGCATGGTTTCAAGGGCGCTTGCGTATTCCGGCACGGCGGCGGCTTGTTTACGGATGCGGAAAAAGGTTTGCGCTTCATCGATGACGATAATGCTGTTTTCAGGTAGATGATGCCATTGGTAGGGGTCATCAAAGGGCAACCAAACGGCCTTTAACACCTCAGCATCAGGGTTAAAGCCCCTGATATTGTGGTAGTAGACCGCCCTGCCCTCATTCGCGGCCTTGGTATCAACTTCCTTAATCGTGTTGAGGGTTTTGCCGTGTCCCTGTAGTCCGGTGCGCAGTACAAACATGGTTGCCCTGCCCTATCTGTTGATCAGGCTTAACGCAACGACGGTACCGGTAAACTTGTCCATGCCGACCAGCAAGAGCCGCGCGGCCATGGCGGCAAAGGTGATATTGATGGCAATATCGACCTTGGCCAAGCCCAGCAGATGCATGACTTCCACCGGCAACGCCCCAAACAGGCCATACAAATAACTTTGTATGCTGTCCATCAGGCTGTTTAAGCCGGTATAGGCCAGATAGCCAAAGCCCAATGCAGACAGGGCGCGAAACACCAGGCTACCGACAATCGCCAGCAAAAAAGTTCTTAAGCCAATTTGAGCGAGTAAGCCACCGGCGGCGGCAGCACCTACAGCAAGAAGCGGAAACGCCATGTCAATTACCTCTTGATAGCCCTGCCGACCGTGATCAAAAAGAACAAGCTCGCCATAAACACAATCATGGGACTAATCCCCGTCGCGAATTGACAAAGCGGCGAAAAATCAAAGCTAAGCGTACGGCCAGCAATCGAAATCGTGCGCGGCGCAGGGCAGCTTTTCGGCAACCAGCCTGCCGCGTTTTTAGCGTCATTAAATAGATTGCCGAGAGGCAATTCAGACCCCTCTTCTTCAAATGCGGCTTTATCCGCAGCCTCTTGAGCCAAATTGTCGGCAACCATTTGACCGTGATGCTGATAGTCATTTTCCAACTGGCAAGCTTGTTTCTTTTGTTGTTTTAATATCGCGCACTGAATGGCGTCACCTTCGCAAGCTAAATCAACGTTGCAACCTTCGCCGCCGACTTTGCTTATCTTGTCGTTGCAGTCCTCGCCTTGGCAATCACCATTGCCATTGCCATTGCCGTTTCCACCATTGCCATTGCCATTGCCATCCCCGTTGCCATTGCCATTATTCCCATTGCCGCCGTTATTGCCATTGCCGCCGCCTGAATTGCCGTCGCCTGGATTGCCACCACCACCGCCGCCACCTGAATCGCTACCGCCACCGCCACCGCCTCCATTATTAGGCGGGTTATCCACTGGCACTTCTGATGGAACGACACAATGATTGTCAACGCGAACCAAACCTTCCGGGCAACCGTCATTATCCGGTTCTATAGGCGAGCAAAACGAACCGTTATAAAAATACCCCGGCGGGCATTGCTCAGGGTCAGGATGATTGGGGTCTTTCGGTGGTGAGGGTGGGTTATCAGGAGGGGGATTATTTGAAGGCGGTTCCGGAGATCCTGATCCCGAAATAGAAGGAAGATCGGACGTTTTACAAGTCGTGCCCGTATATTCGGCCAAGCCAAGACAATCACTGTTATATGACGGATTGCCAGCAATTGCGAAGCAATCAGCCATTACAGGTTTAACCCTGCAACCCTCCATGCAAAAGAAGGCCGGAACGACAGGATTAGAGAGGTCTAGGTTAGTTAAGGCATAAAAGCTGGTAATTTGATCTTTTTTAGCAGGGCAAACCGATGGCATGCAATTCGCTTTACCTCCGCTGTCATATTCCATTTTATGGGTATCCGGACATTGAGAAAAATATAAGTGAAAGTCTTCACTGGTTGTATCCGTGTATGTTTTAACAACGTATTCACCTTTATCTTGAGTAGTATATTCACGCTCATAAATGAATGTACACTTACCACTAATCGAACCGGCATAATAATCTGGTGGATTACCATTTACAAAATAATCGTTAGCGTTATAACTTGAACCAGTAAATCCCTCAATTCCAGTAAACTCGTATCTTACGTATTTACCGTCCCCAGGATCGCCTGTATTGACTAGACTTTGTGCGTACGCCATGCAACCCGCATCAATCGACTTGCCAAATGTACCCGACATACCAGTATATATACCTGATAATAACCATTGAGCATACCAAGGTACACCAGCAAAAGACGCACAAGACGCACAAGAAACCATCAGCATTAAACAGGCTAGTGTTATACGCACGACGTTAATCATTGTTTTAAATTCGCCCAAATAATAAAGCGGCCATCGCTAAAACAATAACAACCGTGGTCAGCATGTGAATATCCATCATGGCCTTTAACCGGTAAAACCTTATACCCATAACACATTGTATGGACGCGCCGCGCCCGCCCCGTGCGCAGTGCTCGCCGCACCCGCGCACCGGTCGGGCTTGCGGCGCTTGATGCATAAAGGGTTAAAGAAAACCCGCCACAAGGACGGGTTTAGGGTCTTAGAACGCACGCCGGATGTAGCGGAATGCAGCAACGGCCACCAGGGCGATCAGCACCAAACCGCCCGCTTGAATAATGTCGTCTTTAGCGCCCTCAAGTGACGCAACGACATCCGACGATAACGCCGCAAAGGCTTGCGAGCCAAAGAGTGCAGTTACGGAAAACACCGAAACCACGGCAGCGCTTTTGCTTTTTAGCTGGTTAAGCCATTTCATGGGTCTTACTCCTTTAACGTAACATCAGTACTTTTTTAAGTACCAGAAAACCGAAAACCAGCACAAATAACGAGAGGACTAACCCACGGTATTCGGCGTGGTCTTCGGGGCTTAATCCGGATGGATTAAGTTCATCAAGCGGCACATTTTGCAATGTGCCCGAGCAAATATATTGAGGGTTATTGGCACTGCCGATAAGTTGCCAATGCCCAGAGCAGGTTAAAACATATTGGGCAGCCATATTTAAAGATCGCGCCGCGTCGATTTACCTAAATGGCACCGCAAGGGAAAAAGGCTATCGTCTATCCCTTGATGATCTTCAAGCCAGTTCATCGCTTCAATCCACGCATCAAGCGTTGACGAGAACCCAAAACGGCACATAATCGAGGGCGTATTATTTTTACAACACAAAAAAAACCCGTATTTTTCAGTGTTGACGTCCCGAATAATGTCAAATGAAATATCAGGTGTTTCGGAATGCTGAATAACCGAAGTATCTTTGACAAAATCGCCAAAAATAGTCATCGTTTTTGCTTGAGCGACAGGCATGGCTATGCCCTCGCGGCGGTTTGCGGTGCGGGGGGCTTGCTTATTTGTTCTTGTTGCGCGGCTCTTGTCGCTTGCGCTTGGGCGATTAATTCGGAGGGGCTTTTGCGTGCAGGAGCAAAGGTTTCCGACGCGGGTTTTAGCGGGATACCCGACAAGAAGTAGGACAATTGCCGGCTGTTGTCCGCCGAGACCCGTACCGGCACTAACGCTTCTTGACCAACTAATTGGCGGTAGGTGTCATGCAGGCGGCTTTTATAGTCGTCGCCAAATACACTCAGGCGGTAGAGCGCTGAGGTTTCAAAACCATCACGGTCTACCCCTTCGACTTTAACGCCCACTACACCGTAGTAATTACCTTGGGTAATTGCGCCGGTTTCTTCGTTCTTTTTGGGTTTGGCTTGTTTGTCAACAACGCCAACGATTTTGCCCTGAATATACATGCTCATGGGTTTTGTCCTGTTTAGGGTTTAGTAGTTCGCTCTGGCCGAGCGGTGGATTAATCCGCGTTCAAAGAAAAACGCAGGAATGGCGGCGGGTTTGGCTTCGAGTACGCGAATCAGGGGCACGACATTGGAGGTGTTGGCCGCGCGGTCGCAGCGCAGCGCTATATCGATGCCATGTTCTTTTAGTAAGGCGCGATGACGGTAATAAGTAGGTTCAGATAAATT